ATAGTTAGCGGGACGCCCGGAAATTACACGTATACTTGTGCAACACCCAAGCCAACCACTTGTCCTCCCGGTCAATATCGATACGGACACGCGTGTTTTGAGTGCGAACCGAATACATACAAGGCGGACACGGGAACAAGTATACGAGACTGCATCCCTTGTGCTGGAGCTGCTCGTGGAAGCGCCGCGTGTGGCGAATGGTATAAGAGTTCTATGAAGTACCCCACTGGAATTTACATACCCTCCGCATCGGGTAAGAGTACGACTATAACAGGTGCGAAATTTGTTGTGAGTGCTAACCAAGGTTCAGACCCAATTATTGGGTTTACATGCGAGACTGGGGACTCTTCGTGTGACGAATCCGCGTCTGGGCGGTGTTGGTTTATACAAAATTCCAAAACACCGTTACCTGCTCCAACCAGGCCACATCCCACTGGGTGTACATGGCTTAAAAATGGTATCAATCCGGGCGGGTAAATATAAAGTAATTGACCATTAAAACATAAATGGTTCAAGCCATAGTACAAACCCCGTACTACGACTGGAACGGTCGCAAGTACATCGAATTTAGGATTGAAAATAAGGCGACCCGTGTCAAGGTCCCCTTCAGGTACGGCCGGGTCATGTGCCGGACTGAAGGTCTCAAGACTGTCCAGGAATTTCAAAGGGGTGACCACGTCGAGGTGACCATCGGGACCAAAATGTGGGATGGCGAAAAACACTTGGTCTTAGAGAGTATAGCCGAGATTGAGGCATGGAGGGAACCTGCACTTCCCTCTCCCGGAACGGAATTCTAATTCAAAATTGCCCTGATCCTCAATCACTTAAGCGTGAACTTACTGTACGCCCTATAACAAATGAGGCCATTGGGATTCCGGCTCCCTCATTCAAAGTCTTTCGGGTGGGGCCAGAGGGGTCCCTTCTGGTCCCAAGGTACTGGGCACTTGATCGCCTCGGCACCCCCTCCAAAGATTCCAGAAGAGATCCTGTTGTTTGTGGCAATCTCAATTTTGTTGGAAAATTACGAACCGAAACCAGGCAGCCAGAGGCTTTTTCTGCAGGAATCAAAGCCTTCGAGGAGTTCGGTGGAGGCGTCCTCTCGCTACCGGCGGGCCATGGAAAGACTGCAATGGCCCTGGCTTTTTCGGCACACCTGAAACTCAGGACCCTCATCGTCGTTCACAAAGAGTTCCTAGCCAATCAGTGGAGAGATCGCATCCAGCAGTTCTGTCCGGGTGCCACCATTGGTCGCATCCAGCAAGGGACGTGCGACACCGACAAGGACTTTGTGATTGCCATGATCCAGACCCTCTGCAGTCGGGATGAGGACGCCCTTCCCTCCCGGACCTTTGATCAATTTGGATTCTTAATTGTGGATGAGGCCCACCACATAGGGGCGGCCGCCTTCTCACAGGCCATGTTCCGGTTCTGCCCCAAGTACACTCTGGGACTGACGGCCACCCCCGAACGCAAGGATGGTCTGACGAGAATCCTCTACTGGTTTCTGGGTCCTGAGTTCTTCAGAGTCCATAGAGAGAATGTGAAGACGACCAAGGTTGAGGTGATTGCCTACAAGGACCCAGCGTTCAAGGAGTCCCCCCCGGTCACACGGTTCGGGAAGATCAACATGGCACAGATGGTCACGGACGTCACTGATCTCCCCAGAAGGACTGAATTTATAATCAAAATTGCAAGGGAGGCGGTGGAGGGAGGCAGGAGGGTCCTGATTCTCTCTGACCGGAGGGAGCATTGTCAATTTCTCTTGGCTAATTTAGGAACAGAATTGAGCGGATTGTATTATGGAGGCCTGAAGGAGGCGCAACTGGACGAGTCGTCCCGGAAGAGCATCATCATAGGGACGTTCGCGATGGCGCAGGAGGGCCTGGACATTCCTGTCCTGGACACGATCATCCTGGCCAGCCCAAAGTCGGACATAACACAGGCTATCGGGCGCATCATGCGAGAGACCCCCGGTAAACTGAATAATCCGTTAATATATGACATCGTGGACCATTGGTCGGTTTTTCATTCGATGGCTCGAAAAAGAATGGCAATCTATAAATCGTCCGGATTCGAAATAGCAGGCGCTGCTTCACAGGAGGAGAAGCCCGTCGATGTATTTGGAAAGGGGAAGTGTATGTTCACTGCTTAACGCTCCTTAATAAACATGTGGTAGGAGAATACCGCAACTATAATAAACGCAATTGCAAGCAGTAGCCAATAAAACCACCACGGAATGGTTCGAGCTGGAGCGGGTCCAGGAGCTGGAGCGGGCCCAGGGGCGGGCCCAGGAGCGGGAGCTGGAACCGGCGCTGAAGCTGGTCCGCTATACGGTGCCGGAGTGAGTTGCGTCAGTGGGTTTCCGTTGGCATCACACTGACAGCAACCAGCCGCGCAATTCTTTCGCCCCTCTGGACAAAGGACCGCTGCACAAACGACTCCACTCGGCAACGACATTAAAATATGATTACATAATAAATGGACCTCGCTCCCGGAGAAATTACCCAGCAAGCCCTGGCCGATCAGATCCGCATCAATGCTGCTATTGAGAAGGATCTGATTGACATTGCGACGCGCCGCGTGTGCACCCCCTACATGATGCCGTCTGTGTACCAGACGTCGGCGAATAAGTGAGACTCAGGGCCGCCTGAGCGAGTCTAGGATGTTCATAAAGACAATGGCCACCACAAAACCAATTATCAACTTATTACACTCTGTATCGTCTGAGACGGGGGCGCGGGGAAATCCTCCACGCCCAGCCCCCGCCTGAGGTGCCGGCTTATACATAACGGGCTTTGAAGCCCACTTATCATCGAATGGTGCATATGATAGTGCCATTCCCTATTTTTAGATTAGATTTTTTACCAGGGCCTCGGACCGGAGGTTCCACGGGACGGCTGGCCTAGAGGCTAACTTCCCTCTTCCCCTTGCCCTTCGGTCCGCGCTTCTTGGGTCCGCCGACCGCCACCTCGCGCGTATCCGGGTCGCCCTCGTCGATGCTGACAATGTCAGACACCGAGTCTGTCTCGGCCGTTCGTCCTGGGCGTGTCTGAACCGCCTGGGGAGGTCCCATCATGTTCATCAGGGACCCAAAGTCCATTCCCATCCCAGGGCCCTTCATGTCGCGCTGACCGGGAGGAGACGGGAAGGCGGAGGGAGCAGCGAATCCTCCCCCCTGGCTCCGCATGACGGCATCCACCATGTTCTGCTGGAGCCCAGGGTTCTGTTGCATCACCTGAGTCATGTTCGGCACGGCCGCCTTGAACATAGAGTTGGTCAGGTGGAACATCATCGCGGACCCGCCGACCATCATGATGAGCTTGACCTCAGGGGCCATCTGGATCTTCGTCTTGTACTTGTTGTGGAGATCCTCAAAGACTCCATCGTAGTCCTCGACGTTCTCCATGGCGTTCTGGGACCAGCCGTTGAGTGCCAGGTCGAAGGGATCAAACTTGTCGTTGAGAAACTCCAGGCCGGTCACGCAGGCGATGAGCATGCGACGCTGGAACTTGATGGAGCGCTCAACCTCGACGCCGTACGTCATCCGCTTGTACTCGGTTCGAATCTCCTCAATGTCACTGTAGATTGTCAGGCGCTGGCTCGACTGGATGCCCTTCTTGTTCAGGCGGGAAATCTTGTTCAAAAGGTCAGCCTTTTCGTCCTCGATCGTCTTGTATCCCTCTGACGGACCACTGGTGCCACCTCCCTGGTAACCCTCGGGGCCACCCTCCTGACCTCCCTCCTCGAAGCCGTCATCCTCCTCGCCACCGTCAAACTCCTCAGCCATGGGTGGGGGAGGAGCCGTGCGCTTGCCAGGGTTCATGAACATATCCAGGCCCTCATCGGGCGCCATCTGTTGCTCGACAGGGCCGGGTGCGCGCTTGGAGAACGGACTGGGGCGGGACGGCTTGGGCTTGAGGGGCCCCGACCTCTTTGCAGGAACGGCAAACGAAATCTCATCGAGCAATTTAGTCTCGTCATCGTTCATCGCCAGAGTCTTACCCTCGTTCGTGTCAAAAGAAAACTCCATCTACCAGTTTTGAAGAAAAGTGCTCACTGGCTTTAACGCGAGTCAGCGAAGCTGACTCTCCTGGGGCTCCAGGACGGCTTCGAGTCTCGAAAAAAATATCACTCAAAAGCAAATGGCATTCAAGTTTGGAAAGATGATTGTTCACTCAGTCATTATCGGTCTCCTGTTGGCGATCCTGGTCATCCTGGTTCAGGGCAGCAGCGCCCGCTCGTCCACCTACGAGCCGGCTCCCATTATGATCACTCCCGGTCCCAATGTCAGCGCGGACCCCAAGAGCATCTTCGACATCAAGCCGGCTCTGGACTGTGTGGCGGGTCCGTCCAAGGACGCCGCCTACTACAGCAGCGGCCTGACCCCAGGTGGCCTGTGCGGTGATGGCGACTACGTCAAGGACAACATGCGTGACTATGCGATCGCTGACGGCGTCGGCGGGTCTCTGCTGGAGAAGTAAAGGCCCTGTGATTCCAGGTTTCCTCTCCCCCAAAAAACTCTCAATCCTTAATAGAAATGAATAAGTACCAGATTCACGTCGACACGGCATCGGCTGGTGTTGTGCAGTCGTATTCAGGACAGGTCGGACAGGCTTCCATTTCCAAGGAGAACGGGAATCCTTTCCAGGTGACTGCCATCCTGGGCAACCGTCACAGGGCCGTTCGTTCGGCCGCCCTCAAGGACGCTCAAATCCCCGTGGGCTTCTATAACGTTCGGGAGCCCTACAACACCATGAACGTCAACTCTATTGTGTATACAGTGCCTCCCGGAAACTACAATCTGTCTTCCATGACGGATGCTCTCGACACGGCCGTGACCTATGCAGTCGGCTCATTTGGTTCGACCTCGGTGACCAATCAGTTTTCTTTCGTCTCAAACTCCGGATCAGTCACCCTGAACGTCCAGGCGCTCTCACTTCTGTCATTCCTGGGCTTCACGGACGGTCAGTTTGGGTCGACCATTCTTGCGACCAACAGCTACATCATCAACTTTGATACGTATGTTTCAATTTGGATCCAAAATATAGGCACGTCCTCTCTGGACGGTCAGCAGATCACTTACAAGGTGCCGGTGAATGGTGGTTCGGGGAGTATCGTCCAGTACACGGAGGGCTCGAACTGGTACCAGAAAGTGTGCGTGACCGACCGCTCGAACCGCCTGGATCGTCTGCAGATTGTGGTACTGGACCGTTTCGGGAACATCCTGAACAACAATGGTCTCGACTGGTCTTTCACTCTGGAGATTGAGAGTGATACGTGAACACGGTGAAAATATTCCCCGTCCTTATTAGAAATGAACCTCAACGGCACTCAGGGAAGCCCTTATCAGGGCCTGACCCAGACGGAGCCGTATGATTTTGGGAAGGACGCTATCGAACGCCAGCGTGTCTCCCTTGGTCAATCTCTTATTGATGCCGATTTCGAGTACGGTCTTCAGGCAACAAAGTGGCAGACGTATCAGGATCTTCGCAAGTTTCCAAGCTTTTTTGAAACTCCCGGAACCGACCTGACGGTTTCGAATGTCCAGGTTTCAGGAACGGCGTCCGGCAACGTTGTCGTTTACTTTTCGAACGCCACTTCCCTTCCTCCACCAATCGGTTCAGTCTTGTCCGTTTCAGGTCTGGCGAGCTCTGATGGCAAGGCCGACCGGGCCGAGGGGTTCTTCCTCGTCACGTCGAATGTGGGGACGTCCGCGGGAGCTTTCGCCAACACGTGCAATTACATCTCAAAGGGACAAATTCTCATGAGCCTGTCCAATATTAGCACTTCATACACCGTCGCTCGTCGGGGGGGTATTTTCAATTCTGGAAGATTGAAGGTTCCCATCGGCTCTATTGTGGCAGACGGAAGCCCGGGCCTTAATGTCCAGGTCGTCACCTCGAATGCACATGGGCTCATTGCCGGCACGCCCCTGACCGCAAATAGCGTGGGCGCCACCTTCAACGGCAACTTCTTCGTCTCGAACGTCTTGTCCGCCAACACATTCAACATCGTGTGCTCGAGCACAGTGACGGTCGCCTCGGCTGCCAGCTCGAACCTCTACATGAACCCCTTTTCGTACACGGTTCACCGTCCGTTCGACGGTGGTGTGTTAATAAGCCCGAACCAGCCGTCCTACGGTGCCTCGATCGTCCGTCAGTCCAAGAAGGTTTTCCGGTACCAGTCCGGAAAGGGCCTCTTGTGGTCGTCCGGTACTCTCTTTTGCCCGAACAACGATATTACGACCGTGACGGTATCCGGAACGGTCATCACAATCAGGACCGACATTCCTGCCGGGACCCCCCAGCCCGGTGCGACCGTCGTTATCAAGGGAATCACGAGCCCCGCGACCATCAATGGCTCGTACACCATCACGACCATCCTAGATTCTCAGGGATTTGAGCTCACTTCGAACATCGACTATGGGGTGTCCACGACAGTCGTTCTTGGGGACCAGCCTCGTTACGCAATCTCGAACTGGCACGGAGGGTCTGTTCGCGCTGGAACTTTCGACGACCAGAATGGATTGTTCTGGGAGTATGACGGGCAGACGCTCTTTGTTGTCAAGCGCACGTCTACTAACCAGCTCACCGGTTTCGTCCGGTGCGACGCGAACCAGCAGATTCTGACGGGCCAAATTATCACAACAGCTTCGGCAGTCACCGGAGAGATTCAGGATGGTATTCCCATCGGTGCTTCAAACGCCACGGTCGTGAATCTCACCACTCCTTTGACCGTCGGCTACTGGGCACAGTCTCTCACCGGGTTCGAGCGCCTCGGTGCCGTTTGGGTCACGTCAGTGATCTCGTCCACCAGCGTCGTGATCAACTTTGTGCCGACGAACTTCGCAGACGTGACCACCAATTTCACTGCTTCCGACTTTTATTTGACCAATACACGTTTTGCCGAACAGCTCAATGTGAACGACCGGTTCACCCTCCGCGGCATGACTTACCAGGTGACGAGCATCCAGGGCAATGGCCAGCTCACGTTCAATCCTCCATACCGTGGTGCATCGTCAATCCCGATCGCCTTCCCCGTCAAGGCTTGCAAGGTGAAGGAGTTTCGCGTGCCCCAGTCCCAGTTCAACCGCGACACCATCGACGGCAACGGCTCGTCGGTCTACAAGGTGGACCTCACGAAGATGCAAATGTTAGGAATCCAGTACACGTGGTACGGAGCCGGGTTTATCGATTTCATGATTCGTGGAGTCACCGGAGACTGGGTATACGTCCACCGTTTCAAGAACAATAACGTCAACGACGAGGCCTTTATGCGAACTGGAAATATGCCCGTCCGCTACGAGATTACCAACGAGTGCCAGCCGGCCAGTTCGACGCTCTTGAATGCCATTAGCCCAACCGACACAACCCTGACCATCAGCGGGCTGACGCAGTATTTCCCCCCGACCGGGACCCTCTTGGTCGACAACGAGTTCGTAGGATACACCGGTAAGACGACATCATCTTTCACGGGGCTTATTCGCCCGACGACCCTCAACTATAACGTGTTGGACATCCCGCGCACGTTCAGTGGTCAGCAGTCCTCGAATCACAACTCGAACACAACTGTGAGCCTCGTAAGCACGACGTGTTCTCCCTCGCTGACTCACTGGGGTTCCGCATTCCTCATGGATGGAAGCTTCGACCAGGATCGTGGATACTTTTTCAACTATGCGAATGTTAATGTGATAGTGAACGCAGGCTCCTCTGTGAACGCCTTTGCGATCCGTCTGGCCCCATCCGTGTCGAACGGAATTGTCGGTGACATTGGGGCTCGCGACCTCGTGAACCGCGCACAGATTCTCCTCCAGAAGCTCGAGGTGACGAGCCCACAGACTCTGAACACGGTTGGCATTTTGAACCCCAGCAACGTCATTTTCAACTCGTCCCTCTGGCAAAATATAAACACCAGCGTAAATGGGTCCCAGCCGAGTTTCGCTCAAATTTACCCAGGCAATCTCATCCCGACTGTGGCGGAGCCGGGCGAGCGCATCTTCTCGACCATCGTCCAATTTAATAACCAGAACAATCTCGACCTGTCCGGACTCAAAGAGATGTGCAATGGAGTCATTGGTGGAAACCAGCAGTTCCCGGACGGCCCGGATGTCCTCTTAATTCAGATACAAAATATCTCAAAGACGGCCATCGTTACTGCGAACCCTGCCCAAGTTAACCTATTTTGGGGAGAAGCGCAGGCATAGGCTTAAAGATAAAGCTTTATTAAAATCTCAGGAGAGATCATATGAACTGCGACTTGTGTGGAGGAACCTTTGCCGATCAGCGTAGTCTTTCGATACATCGTACTACTTTTCACAAAATAAAGAACAGGTACGAATGTGATGAATGTAAACGTCAATTCAAGCAACAAGGGGACTTGACGAGACATTTGAGAGTTCATTCAGGTGAGAGACCTTTCACATGCGATGAGTGTGAACTGGCATTTACACAGTCATATAACTTGAAAATTCACAAGAGAATTCACACGGGCGAGAAACCATTCGAGTGTGATGAGTGTGATGCTGCTTTCACGACCAACCCACTTTTGACTAGACATAAATGTACGCACACGGGTGAGAGGCATCACACGTGCACTGAATGTGATGCGACTTTCGCCCGTTTGACGAACCTCCATCGTCACGTCATGACCATTCACAAGAAAGAGCACCCGTTCCCATGCGAACAGTGCGATGTGAAATGTGCGAGCGCATCTGGACTCCGTCAGCACATGCTGGTTCACACCGGCGAGAAGCCCCATCAGTGTCCGGACTGTCCCATGGCGTATAACCGCCCTGCCCATCTCAAGACCCACCATTACTATAACCATACCGAGGAGGGCCAAAAGTACCGGAGGCGAGAAGAGATTAAGCTCCAGAAACTTCTGGACGAACACGCGTTCGATTACAAGAGGGAGCATTGGGTCGACCACTCATGCACCGGTGGGACCAATTCACGCATAGACTTTTTCATGCCTTTTTACCTTGGAAAAGGGCACGTGATTCTTGAGTGCGATGAGGAGCAGCACGCCCATATAGACCCAGTGTGCGAGGTGGCCCGGATGAACAGTATCGTCACCTCTTTGATGCTCGGCTCGGGTGCAGACACTCCGGTCGTCTTCATCCGGTACAACCCACATGGACACTCTGTGAACGGTAACCCAGTCCGGACGTCCACGCCGGCCAGACATGAGCAGCTCGTGATGACTTTGAGAGCTCTCGAGTTCACGTCACCAGTCCAGGTCATCTATATGTTCTACGACGACCCTCAGGAATTTGAGATCCCTTGGCCCACGAGGAGTGTCCATGCAGGTCTTCGCACCCAAATAAACTCCGAATCCCTAGTAGAATGGACTACGTCGTCTACGTAGACTCCAACAACCGGAATTCGAATCTATTCCCAAATTCAAATTCATATACTCTCTTTCTGTCGACGCCAATCTACAACATCAGCAAGGTTGAGCTCGTCTCGGCCATGTTGCCGAACGTCTTCAGTTCCCAGTATCTGACTTTGGATATAGCCGAGCTCCGGTCGACCCAGACTCTGGTCGCATCGGCGCTCACAGAAACGGCAAACTCGATCGCCGTCCCCAACTCGAATGCTTATTCTGGCGCCTTTGCCTTTGTGCCCGTCAAGGCGGCCACTGCACTCTCCTCGAACGTTTCGACATTTTCAAACACTAATTTCACCTACAACAACGAATTTTATTCTCAAAATTACAAGATTGCCATCGAGTACCCTTCCCGTATCGACAGCCTCGATCGGCTGACAATTTCATGGAGGGGCGCCGGAAACGGAAAGCTCTTCTACGACTCGTTCATCGGCCAGGACCTCGGGCGCAACATGTTCCTGCTACGGTTCGATACCATCATCGTCCCTAAAACACCGGAGAGACCCGAGAGCCTCCCGCCACCGGTCGCATGGGACTCGGGGGACAGACAGAAGATGTATGTTATGATTGCGGCCCTCGTTATGGGACTCGTGATCATCCTCTTTGGAAGGAGGCGATACGCTTGAGTTATAATCTCAATCAAAAATATGTGCGATTCGTCGATCGCTAATGGGAGTTTCATCACGTCGGCTATAATCCAGACTGATTCTGTCGTGACTCTCAAGGCGACACCGCAGCTCGACGCCTTTGGACGTCTGAGGGTCAGTAACCCTTTCACGCTCTTTGAGTCTCAGCAGAGATTTGGCCTTGACGCGTCGTTCCGGTCGAACGTCGCATCGGGTGGCTCGGTGACCTTCATACCGACCCAGAGTTCTGCAAATTTGACCGTGACCAATACGACTGGCTCATTTGCGGCGCGCGAGTCTGCTTATACGTTCAAATATCAGCCCGGCAAGTCTCTTTTGACGATGATAACCTTCACGATGGCGCCAGCGTCGCCCGGAAACACACGTCAGCGCGCAGGCTACTTCGGGACGGACAACGGCTTTTACGTCGAGTTGGCGAACGGACCCGAGCTCGTCCAGCGTTCGAACGTCACGGGAACCGTTACGCTTTCAAACGTGGCGCAGGTCAACTGGAACGGTGATAAGCTCTTGGGAACTGGACCGTCCGGTCTGACGCTGGACATCACAAAGTCCCAAATTCTCTGGATCGACATGGAGTGGCTCGGCGTCGGCTCGGTTCGCATGGGGTTCATC